TCTTCGTCTTCTTCTTCTTCTTCTTCTTCTTTCATTGCCATCTTAGTAGCAGTCGCATACAAGACATCAGTAGCATTATCACCGTAACGATCTTTGAACTCACTCATTTTCTTTTTGAGTTCCTTAACAATCACTTCACGCTTCTCTTTCTGTGCGTCAGTCATCTCTTCTTCAGTGAACTCAACCGCTTCATAGACTTCTCTATCTTGATCTTTTTCGAAATCAGCTAGACGATTACCAGATAGATCGAGTACCTCTGCCTGTTTGTATCCATCAGGAAGTTCTTTGACATCCACAAGATGCTTATCAATAAAAGCTTTATGCTTTTCTCTTGAGCCGCTATCTCCCATATCATCAACTTCATCATGAATACTAGATTCTGTAAACTGCTTAAAAGATTTCATTTTGATTCCTTTATTATTCTGTTTCTGATTCTACGTCTACTTCTGCTGAATTTGCAGTAGCGCCAAACATAGAATCATATTTTGTTTCGATAGCCGAAGTCATTTTATCTGCCATAATACCATTAAACGAGGATTCAAATGAACCAGCATCTTTATCCATCGCACTCTTAATCAAATCACTAACACTCATGTCTATCTCCTTACTTATATGTTTATTTATATTTTATTACAATTACCGATTTAAAGGTCTTCATCTGCGATATTATCTTCCGCATCTTCTGAATCTTCATCATCTTGTTGGATCTCATCTCTCATGTTCTCGATTTCGTCTTCGTTCATCATGAGAACATTTTTTCTTACCCATTCTGCTGAGTAGTACTTACCAACATAATCGTCAATGTCTCGTAGAAGATTTAACCTTTCTCTCAAGACTTCACTCTCTTTTAACTCTTCGAAGTAGTTATCTTGCATGAAATCATATCTGATAGAGGCTTGAATTTCTGGCCACTCTTCAGGTCTTATGATTCCTTTAAGTATCAACTGCTTCTCAAGTATCTTATCAAACAATGATGAGAAACGTGATCTCAGTCTGTTGATAAACTTACTAAATTTGATCTCATCTCTTGATATCTCCGATGCTCTGCCTAGGGAGAATCCTGCTTCAGTGTCCATGCGAGATATTGGTACATTCAAAGACTTAAATAGTCTCTTCTGAAAGTATAGTACGTCATCTAGTTCACCTAGATTCTGACCACCAGGCAATGTAGTGATCTCAGTACCCTTTCCACCCTCTCTTCTAGGTAACCAGAAATCGTCAGTCATACTCATATGTCTGCGATCATCTTTAACGTCACCTGTAGCGGCATCATAAACCAAGCGATTCTTATGCTTAGTCATCATATCTCGTAGATATTGCTCTGCTTTCATCTTAGGCAGATTACCCACATCGATATAGAAAATTCTTCGTTCTGGTGCTCTAGATATTCTGTAAATAACTACAGCGTCTTCCATCATTCTCAACTGATTCAGAGGCTTATGTGCCTTCTGTAAGTGAGAAACAATTAGTGAATTAGTCTCATTTAGCAATCCAGAATTAGCATGAACAATAGAGTCTATTGCTATCTTTAATCCTGCTAACTCGGTGCCTTGCTGTCCTACTTGGCTAGTCTGATTTGCTAGAAATCCTTTTTCACTATAAATATAATACTCATTCTTAATCTGTTTGGTTAGAGACTTATTGTCTAGTGAATTACCAGATCTTTTGTCATCATATTCTCTAACTTTACGGATCTTTCTTGGATCAATATAGCGCAACTCTTGAATACCTTTCTTGGGTTGCTTTACATCAATCATAACGTGATAGTTTATTCTTCCATCGACATACCACTTCTGGAACGTATCATATCCAGACGTAGAGAAGTCTAGTAACCTAAGAACAGTGTCAAACTCTTCTCTAATTCTCTTCCTGATACTGTCTGGTTGATCAACGTCATCTGTAACACACTCAACGACTTTCTGATCTGAAGCTATACTAACTGCTTCATTCACGATATCGTCCACTGCTTGTGCAACTTCTGGTTGCTGAAGCATTGATCTATATTTCTGTACAAGTTCCGCCTCTGATCTTGCTGTCCCTGCTAGATCAAGATAGCTACTAGCGGCGGTACCTGTGGCCGCAATATCGATAGAGCCATCATCTGCGTTAGGTTGAACGAATGATGGTATATTTACATCGCTTTCGATATTCTTACGTTTTATTGAAAATCCAAATAATTCAGCCATAGTTTATCCTTTAATTAAGGGAGAGGGGTACTCTCCCCTGATTATAGTTATCAAGTTTATGTGTTTGTACCGCCGTCCCCAGTGATTCCACCAGAAACATTCCACCAATCGTATTGGAAGGTAACATCGAATCTTTCGATATCGTCAGTTGTGCTCCAATCCATACCGATAGCAGCTACGCTTGTTGGGAATAAGCCGTTAAAGTTGTATGTTCTAAGTGGTGCACCAGTTTTTGAGTACTGTGTGATTTGTGCTTGAGCTTTATACTCAGATGCACTTGCACCGCCCAAAGTTACGTTACCTTCATGTGAATTGATTGAAGCCATCCATTCTTCCATAGCATTACGGATTAGGAAGTCTTCGTCATTCATGATAGTTACAGTCCACTCTGCGAATGTTCTGTCGCCAGCAACTTTAACCTTGCGTCCGAAGTATGGAATCTCGATTGTTCCAATTGTCGCTTCTGGAATCTGTGCCGCTTGTACCATAAACGGTGTCTTCAGATCGCCTGCTCCATTGATAGGATTTGTAATCGCTACTTGGAACAGGGATGCTTTAGCACCCCCGAAGGTTAGTTGGCTTTTAATTTCATTGATGTTGAAAGCCATTGTTTATTTCTCCTTATTTGTTGTATTATTTATTAAGCCGCACCAACGATCTCAGAGAACTCTACGCCTGATCTAACAGCTACAAAGTTCAACTGGATAAAGTTGATAGAACGTGCTGGCTTGATATAAATGTCGCCAACAAATTGGTTAGTGTCAATCACTTGAGGCGAATTATTAGTTGCGTCACATACGACTTTAAAGTCGTAAATACCACGTCTACCCTGTACGTCTCTCAAGAACGGCTCAACTAAGTTAACAAATGTAGCTCTAGTGAACTCATCGTTAAACTCAAATAATGTTGATTTAGCTGCTTGACTGATAGTCTTCTCAAGAACGATGAACAATCTACGAACATTGATTCTATCAAATGCGCTTGATACACCTGCATAAGTCTTATCACCAAATAACACTGTACCTTGACCAGGCTGAGTGATTACTGGATTGATATTATTCTTGTATAACAAATCTCTTTCAGCTTTGTTAGGATTAACTAGAAGCTTAACAACATTCTTAACATTGCCTCTGTTATAGCCAGCAGGCGAGAACCAAGGATCTCTTAGATCGTCTGTTCTAGCGCAAAGTCCTGCGATATCACCATTCAATGGTACATAACGATATACATCAGAGTATTTATCATACTGGTATTTATATCCACTGTCAACGACAGCAAAGCTACTTGCAGTTACGGATGCTGCCCAATCTACGATATTTTGTGGAGTTATGTCAGTCAATTCAGGAGACACAAACGCTACACAGTCTCTGCGAACTTCAGCGATATTATCGATAATGTAGTTTGCGAGGGCGTGTGTTTTAGCTTTACCCTGAAGTACAAACGAGATATCCACGTCAGCCGGATCTTTGAATAGATCAAATGCTACAGCAAGCTCGCCTATAGTAGCGTCTGATTCGTCTGAACCGTCAGCACCACTTGATAATACTCGCTGAGATGCAAATCCAGTTAGCGTAGAGTTGGTAGCAGTTAATTTGATCCAGTTAGAAGATGCTTCTAGTACTTCAGTGACGAAGTTAGATGTACCATCAAAGCTCTTAGCGCCAGCCGACATCGAAACAGATTCAAATCGTTCGATAATAGAGCCTACTGTACCTGTTATTTTACCGTCAACGTCTTTGACCACGATATGAGCACTACCATTTGTAGGTTGAGCATCAAATAAGTCTGCATCGCCCCACTGCTTAGTGATTGCTCCATTAGAGGCGCCAGAAGTCAATGCTGTATAACCAGTGTATCTGCTAGTGAAAGTGACAGAAAGTGTAACTTGTGAAGATTTGGTGAAATTGTATTCAGCACTCCCGGTCACCGGTTTACCACCGGCATTAAACTTAATATTCTTAGGTGCAGCATCGGTGTGATTGATTGCATCGTCATAAGTCAATGCTAGTTTGATTGCTCGTGTAGCTGAACCAGATAATAGTTTACCTAAGTCAGCCGGAGTACCATCTGTGCCATCATTTACTCTGATTGCAAAGTAAGTTTGCTCATCTACTAGTGATCCTGTAGCTCCACCGACAAATGTAACTCCCAATGCCGCAAAGCCATTAACATCAAAGCGTACAGCGTCACCGGTTTCAATAGTATCGTCAGCGTCAAGAGATATGATGCTAGATTGAACTGTTGTCACACCATCTTCTAATTCTGTGATAATGCCTTCAGCAGTTAAACCACCAGAACCAACAATACCGGCAGCGTCAAGATTATCATCGGCATTAACTGTAAGAGTTGTCTCTGTTCCGTCACCACCACTAACCCCGCTGGTTAGAACCGTAAGATCCTGCTTGTTTGATGTGGCATGAGTGGGAGTAATGATATCTCCTACCAAGACTGCATCTGCTTGAGCTTTAGATAGACCATTGATTGTTCCTGATGCGCTACTAGGAGCAATTACTAGTGTGCCAGCCGATACTACTGGAGCAAATGAACTGACGCCTTCAGCATCGGTAACAC